CCGCCGTTGGTGCAGATCGGCACGGTGATCACTCGGGAGTCGATGCCCCGCTTCGCGACGAGGTAGCCCTCCTCCGTGAACAGCGCGGTGTAGTTGTTGAGGCCCAGCAGCGTCGAGTCGTAGATCGTGTCGAGGGTGATGATGTCGCTCGCGCCGGCCACCCACGTGCCCGCCACGTAGAGCAGGAACTGCACGGTCGAGGGCCACGCGGTGAACGCACCCGCCGCCCCGGTCAGCGGCTGCCAGTCGTAGACGAACTGCGGGCTGATCCCGCGCGTGGAGAACCAGCTGTTGATCTGCGCGTCGGTGATCTGCAAGGCCTGCGCGGGCTCCAGCCCCGCCCGCAGCGCCAGGTCGGACCGGACCGCGCCGTGCACCCAGAACGGGAACACGGCCTCCAGCGTGGTGCTGCGCTGGAGTCGCTGCGCGTACCGGTAGTGCTCGACCTGCAGCTCGATCGCGGTCAGCAGCGGCGCGAGGGTGCCCACCGAGCTGGTGTTCATCGAGACGGCGGTCGAGCCGGCCACGATCGCGGCGATCTTCCGCACGCTCATCTTGTGGTCGTGCGCCACGAGGGCTCCGCGCACGGTCCGGGCGATCACCTCGGGGTACCCGCGCTGCTGCAGCAGACCCGCGTTGATCCCCAAGCCCGCCAGCTTCAGCCGGACCTCGGTGAAGGTCGGGCAGGGCACCTTGTACATCGGCTTCGACCCGGCGCCGCCGGTGCCGTCGTGCAGGTCCGTGCCGTCCACCGCGTAGGTGCCGGCGAGGTCCTGCGCCTCGGTGTAGCCGAACCCGGTCGCGCTGTAGATCACGCTGTAGTCGATGCCGGTGGTGAACTGGATGCCGCCGCGCGTCACGTTGACCTCGGGCATCGAGAACAGCCCGTCGCGGCTCTCCAGCTCCAGGAAGTCGTACAGGATCTCGCTCGGCGCGCACCAGCCGCCGGACGCCACGAGGGAGCCGCCCTCGAGCCGGGACTCGTCCGTCGCCCGGGCGAAGACCGCGTCCACGTGCTCCCGGTCGTTCGACTGGATCACCAGGTCGTCGGGGAACGGCCGCCGCAGCGTCGCGATGCTGTGCTGCTGGCTGATCTGGATGCCGTTGCGCTGCGCGGCGGCGAACTGCCCCTCGTTGAAGCCGGCCAGCCGCCGGTCCACGATCTGGCCGATCTGGCGCCAGTCCACGCCCTGCCCGGCCGGGATGCCGTTGCCCTCGCCCGCCGCGTAGACCAGATCCTGCATCCTCCGAGGAGGAGCGCTGGAGCGCGGGGTGGCGGCGGCCGGGCGCCGGCTGCGCATCGAGTTCAGGTTCACCCGGATCTCCGCGCGCCGCGGAGCGTTCGAGGCGACCACGGCGACCGGCTCGGCGGCCGGGGCGTTGCCGCTGCCTCCCGCCGGGTCCTCCTCGTCCTCGACCGTGGCGTTCGGGTCGACCTCGGGCTGCGAGTCGTCCTCCACGTCCTCGATCGTCTCGGAGCGCTCCTCGGTGTGGACCCGCGAAGCCAACTCGGCGGCAGCGGTCGCCCGCGCGGCAGAGGCCGCCTGACGGCTGGACAGCTCGCCGGACAGCGCCTCGATCCCCTCGACCAGCGTCCCGAGGGAGGCCAGGTCGCCGTCGCTCAGCTGCGCGCCGTCGTTGTAGAGGGTGTCGAAGTGGCCGATCGCCTCGGCATGCAACGCCGCGAGCTCGTCGTCCGAGAGAGCGGCGAGGTCCTCGGGGATCACGAACTCGGCGTGCTCACCCGCATCCGCGTAGTCGGTGAAGAACGTGTTCCGCGAGATGGACTCCGTGCTGAGCCCGTCGTGGATCTTGGCCATCTGGGGCCTCCTGGTCGATGGAGATCATGACCAGGGCCCTGCTGCCACCTGCGGTTGGGCTGAGAGTAGCACCGCAGGTCAGACGTAGATCAGGCGCAACGAAGCCTGGTCAGCCCTTGTACCTCGGGTGGGGAGTGGGCTGGCCGGGCTTCGTCGACTTACGGGGCGGAGTTGAAGCCGTCCCACCGCTCCAAGGCGCCCATGATCCCGCAGCGCTCCCGCTCCCGCCGCTCCAGTGCGATCTTGAAAACGGTCATCGCCCAGCCACGACCTGCCCGGAGCCGCCTGCGCGCACCCGCGCTGCCTCGGCCTCCAGCCGCGACCCGAAGTTCTGCCGCCGCCCGAACGGCGGGATGAACGCGAAGCTCTGCGTGCGCCCCGTGCCGCTCGCGACCACCGCCGTCGCGTCCTTGGTCGACGTGGGTGTGGACGTGGCCGGCGGGGCCGCCTGCGCCGGGGGAGCCTCGGCGGGCTGTGTTCGCTTGCCGCAGTTGCACATGGTCAGACCTCCTTGGGGACAGCCTCGACGTTGTAGGAGCCGGACGCCGAGCCCCGGAAGTACGCCCGCTCGTCCTGCCGGACGATCAGGTTGATCCCGATCGTCCCCGAGGGCGAGGTTCCCGGCCCGGGCTCGTGCCCGTTGATCGTGAACTCCGCGCCGTCAGGCACGTGCTTGGCGATCGCCGCCAGCGCCAGGCGGTCACCGACCAGCTGGAGCACGCCGTCCTCCTTGCGAACCTGGAACCCGTAGGACATCTCGGCTCAGCTCTCCTTCAGCGCGGCGCGGGCCCTGTGCGCCCGCATCGAGAGCGCGGACGCCCGCACCCTTCGGGCCAAGAGTACGGCGGCGTCGTGGCTGCCCGTCGCCTGCCGTGCCAGGTCCTCGCGCCGCTCCCGGTCGGCCAGCCGCTTGAGGTAGCGCAAGTCGTCCAGGGAGAGCGCGCCGATCGTGCCCGGCCGCAGCACCCTGCGCGGAGGGATCATGCCAGAGGCCACCAGCGACTGGGTCACCCCTGCGGCCACCAGCCCGCGAGGGCGTGGCACCGGGAAGCCCGGCACGTTCACCGCGAGGGCGGCCACCAGCTCGAGGTTCCCGCTCACCCGGCGCCAGTCGCCACTGAGGGGAGCGCTGCGCAGCGAGCGCACCTGGTCCGGAGTCGTGCGTGGGCGCAGCGCGCCGGCCACCCAGATCCCGTAGCCGTCCTCGCCCACGCAGACGTCGGCGACCACGTGCCCGGTGTTCTCGTAGTGCGCCGCTGCGCTGGCCGCGGTCAGCCGCTCCCCAGCGTGCCGGGTGTCCAGCGTGATGTGCCCAACGCTGATCTCGCTGCCCTCGCGCGTCAGCACGCTGCCGGTGTGGAAGTAGGCGTACGAAGCGTTGGAGTGCGGCGGGGTGACGCAGCCGTTCGCCGTGTGGCTGATGTGGCAGGTGCCCCAAGCGGCCAGGTGGCCGTAGACGTGGCCGTTCTCCTCCACCCGCAGCGCGGTCACCTCGCGCAGCGCCGGGTCGGAGAACCACGCGAGGGGAGGCGTCTCGGGCACCGCTCCCGCGGTCAACTCCTCCGTGGTGGTGTCGCACTTCTTCTTCTTGGCCAGCGCCGAGGTGGCCGCGCTCGCGCCCGCCGGAGGCGCCTGCTTGGCCGGTGGGCCCGTGGTCGGAGGGGCGGGCTTCGCGCAGTCGGGGTCGTACGCCGGGTCGTTGGGGTCGGTCGAACACGCGCTGCCGTCCGGCATCACGCCATCGAGAGAGGGGCCGTTCGCGGGCTGGTCCGCGTCCGCCGTCCCACACTCGCACGCCGGGTCGTAGCCGGGCTCGCCCTCGGTGCAGCTGCACTCGGTGGTCCCGTCCGGCATCATGCCGCCCCCGGCTCCACCGGGGCCGCTGGTCTTGGCCGGGCCGCCCGCCGGCGCCTTCGAGGGGGAAGGAGGCGTCTTGGGAGGGAAGGCCAGCTCGGTGGCGCCGGAGGCGGCGACTGTGGATGACCCTGTGGATCCTGTGGACAACCGGATCCTCGCGGTGTCGAACGCCGGGATCGCGACGATCGTCGCCGCTCGCACCCGGGCCGACGTGGTCACCATCAGCTCGTCGCTGGAGCTGATCGTCGCCACCGTGATCCGTCCGTCCGCGTCCGGCTTCGGAGGGGCGGGCGCTCCGGCATCGGGGCCCAGCAGCATCGCCATCATCGGGTCGTTGGCCGGGTCGAGCAGCTCCGCCTTCACCCGCACCTCGAACGTGACGTCGTCCAGGTCCATGCTGACGCCATCCTGCGCTCCCGACTCCACCCCGCGCATCGCCTCGGGACCGTACGGGGAGGACAGGTCGAACGTCCCGGTGGCCCGCAGCTCGCCGCCCTGCCCTCGGGTGATCGTCTCGATCAGGCCCACCACCCCGGCGCCGTCGTGCGCCCCGATGTCCGAGGACACGTACCGCAGCGGCAGCGGCAGGTTCTCCCAGACGCAGGCGTTCGGCTCGATCAGCCGGCCGTCCCCGGTGGGCAGGCCCTCCACCCCGATCACGCCGTCCCAGGGCACCAGCTGCCCGGCCGGTCCGGCGGGTGCTGTCGTCACCGCCGGGATCAGGTCGGGCGCCAGGGCCGGGGCATCAGCCGTGGCCAGGCTGTAGATGTGCAAGCTCACGCGCTGCTGCGGCATGAGCGCAGGGTACTACCGAGGGTTGCCGTCCAGGCAGGTCACGAGGGCTTCCCGGCCCGACCGATCAGCGCCACGAGCTCCGCCTGTGCGGCCGGCGGCGCGGACAGCGCCACGATCCCCTCCGCGTACTGGCTGCGCCCGCTCCTGGCGTAGACCGGATCAGGCGTGGTCGTCCGCTCGTACCTCGCCTCCCAGCGCCCGAACGCCTCGGCGATGGCTCGCAGCCGCTCGTCACGGCTCATGGTCGTCACAGCTTCTTCCGCCCTCCCCACGCCGACCCGAGCATCGCCTGCTTGCCCGGCCAGCTCGTGGCTCCGTCCGTGTAGCCCTTCATCGCGATGTCGTACGGCAGCGGCCAGAGGTCCATCGGCTCGCTGGTCACAAGAGCGATCCAGTCGCTCACGTCCGTCCCACCCGCGGCCAGCTTGCCCAGGATCCTCAGCACCTCCACGGAGCCGCCCACCCAGTGCGGATCCCAGTCGTACCCGGCCTTGGCCCAGGTGTACCCGCCGACGTCGATGTTCGCGTCGAGGGTGATCTCGCTGACACCCCACTTGCGGTACAGCACCTCCATCTCCCGGTTGAAGGAGGTGGCGATCCCCTGCCCCTGATACGCCCGGCTCAGCTCGAACTGCGCGTGGTACGCCACGATCGAGCCGTCCTGCCGCGTCCGGAACCGGCGCTTGATCGTCCCCTGGACCTTGCCGTTCTTGTCGCGCAGCCTGACGACGTACGAGGCCGAACCCACCCGGGTGTTGTTCGTCAGTCCCTGGACCTCGAACGTCAGTCCACGCGAGGACAGCGCCCGGGTCGCCGCGCCGTCCAGCTCCGCCTGGAGCTCCTGGGAAGCGTCGCCGCTGTCCAGTACCGCCCGCAGCGTCATGCTGGGCCGCAGCGCCACCTGCGGGCGCTGGGCGCCCTTCTTGGGCTTCACCGCCACCAGCACGCACCGGCAGTTCGCGGTTTCGCTCAGCGGCGCCCGAGGGTCGCCCGGGTACATCATCACGCTCGCCCCGACCAGGAAGTTCATGTCGGTCGGGATCTCCTGGCCGTCCACGTGCGCGTGCGTGGGCCTGGTGTGGCTGTCGTGCGCCGCCACCCACCGCTTGGTCGCCTGGCCGAACGCCTGCATCGTGCGCAGCGTCGCGTGCCCGTAGGCGCCCGTCGCCTCGGTCCGGGCCACCATCCTCGCGATGCTGGCTGCGCTCTGCCCGGGCGCGTCCGCCGGCTCAGCCGCCGCAGTCAGGGCGACCTGCACGAACGGGGTCTCGGGGTCGAGCGCGTTCGCCAGCTCCTGATGGAGACGAGTCGCGGACCAGCGCTGCTCGCCGGCCAGCCCGAGCACCGCCCGCGCGCTCTCGAACATCCGCCCCGGCAGCCCCGAGGACATCAGCCGGGCGTTGAGGTCGCGCAGGTACTCGTCGTCCAGGCCGTACGCCTCCAGCACGGACACCACGTCCAGCACGACGTTGCGCCACGGACCCAGAGCCTCCCCGAGGGAGAGCGCCAGCCCCTGCGCCACGGCCACCACCCGCAGGGCCCGTGAGTAGTCGCCCAGGGACTCCAGGACCGCCGTCGTGACCTGCTGCTCCAGCGCCGCGCGCTGGCTCAGCGCCAGGCCGGGGCTGGTCACGAGCGCGGCCATGTCCTCACCATCCACACGTAGATCACGCAGACAGCGAGCACCGCGCCGCCGACCAGCCCCAGGGCGAACTTGATCATGCCCGCCGCCAGTGCTTGTCCCGGCAGACGTAGGTGACGCCCTTGTGCTGCCCGGTCCCCGCACCGCAGAAGCCTCCCGGACGCACGTCCTGCGCCTGCGCCTGCTCCTCGGTAGGAGACTCGGTGATCACTGGCTCAGCGGAGGTCTCCGCCACCACCCGAGGGTCGCCCGCGTTGCTCCCCGCAGCCGGCGCCGATACCGAGGTCTCGGGTGTCCACGGCTCGAACGTGGTCGGTGCCTGCTTGGTGAACGGCTCGTGCGAAGTGCAGGCGCTGGCCGTCAGCACGAGAGCTGCCACAGCTCCCCAGACCCACGCCTCACCTCGTCGGATCTTGATCACTTCAGGAACTCGGTCCGCTCGACCTCGGCCCACGCAACGCTCTCCTGCCGAAACTTGGCCCGCAGCTCTCCCAGCTCCGTGCGCAGGTCCATCACGTCGTAGCTCTCCACCACCGCGCAGATGCAGGCGTTCTGGTACGGGCTGTCCGGCGCGCTGAACCACTGCCCGTGGATCTCCACGGCCGTCTCGTTGATCAGCGTGAAGACCTCGTCGCAGAAGCTGGCCCACTCCCGCTGCGTGAGCTTGTCGTCGCTGTTCCCGATCGTGACGTAGACCGTCACCTCGGGCATCAGGTCCCTGGCGTCGGTGGGGTCGGTGCTCATGCGCTCGCGCTCTCCCTGCTCGGCTTGAGGTAGACCGGCAGCCCGAGCCGATCGGTGAATCGGTAGCTCAGCTCGGCCAGCTCGTGCGCGGTGCCCGTGATCACCAGGTCGTGCACGTAGCCGTCGAGCATGACGGTGATCTGCCGAGAGGTGGCCCCACAGCAGCCGTGGCCGTCCATCAGCGCGGGCACCACGTCCCAGGCGCCCTTCAGCGCCTTGGTCACGATCTCGTCGGTGGGCGGCCAGATCGTGTGCGCCACGTACGGCGGGCGCGTGCCCATCTTGCGGTGCCGGGAGCGGTCGGCCCTGATGATCCAGTTCCCGACCTTCTCCAGTGCCTTGAGCACCAGAACGTCGCAGACCGCGAGCAGGGCGCTGGAGTCGCCGTCCGGCGCGAGGGAGTACGCCCCGCACACCGGGCAGGCGCTCGGGATCTCCAGGGTCATCAGCTCCTCACCGACCGCGGACTCTCGGTCGTCACCGCGTAGTGGGGCACCGCGTCGTCGATGATCGTCAGCTCCGGACCCGTCCTCCCGACCAGCTGCAAGCTGTCGCCGTTGCGCAGAGTCCGCGCCTCCCCGTTCACCTGGACCGTGACGTACTGGCTGTCCACGGCCGACGGACGCATCCCCAGGTCCCACGTCGCGCTCGCCGCAGCGGCAGGCTGCGCGGGAGCGCCGTCCGTCTTCGGCACCGCGCTGGGCACCTTGGACGGG